ATTATACTGTTGAGCTGCTCTAGAAGCCAATGCAGGATCAGTCGAGGCTAAGTTGTCTGTTTTAGGGTCATACAACCTGGTTCCAGTATTTCTTTGATCTAGTCTACGATTTTTGTCGTTAGATAAAGGTAACGTCGGATCATCAGACCCCAAGAATGGATTTCCCGTCGTATTTGCTGTCGAGCTCATGCCCAGACCACCATTTGGTTCTAATCCCGTATCAAAAGTGACGACGGGAGAAGAAACGTAACGCTTGATTGGCACGTTGATACCTGGAGCAGTACCAGCAAAAATGTAAGCATTTACGTTCACAGAAAACTTATGTCTCACCAACCTCTCTTCTTGTTCTATCGCTTCGAAGTTAGATTCTGGATCAAACGATCCATCAACGGTTGCGATGAACCAATACCCTTTCGGAGTATCCAAACGCCAAGCATTACCTTGAGGCAAGAATGAAGATATTATTTGCTCCAATAATTGATTCATGTGTTGTGTGTATTGCGTCCACAACGACACGTCATATTTGATGGAACAGAATCTAGGAGAAGGTATGACAATCGTTTCGTAAATATTTTTAGATTTTATATCGGCCAACCACCCGCCATCCATTATGGTAGGGTTGTCTTGATCCTCACCAACGCTACGGTTAGTTAATAGCTGATCAGATAGATGCTCTCTATAATCGTTGGTCGCCACATTTTTTTGATTCTTTACCAGGTAACGGTTGATCAAATTTTGGTAGTTTCTATCAGATTTATCTAGCCGTCGACGGATCACGATTTCGTTGGTCTGTTGATTGATACCCCTACCAACAATGTCGTTTGAAGGATCCTGTTGAATCGAATTTCTCAATATCGTGATCAAAGGTAATATCAACGACCCATTTCTGTCTCTGATGGCTTGATACTTTTTTAACATCGCCCACTTCTCTCCAGACGCGAAGATTACGGGCACTTTCTTGGGGGTAGAGTTGTCTCCACTCACCTGAAGCGGAATTTCTTTTTCAAATAGATTGAAAAGAGACACGTCAACATCTTCGATTCCCACAGACGGAATTGATAAATCAGGAGAATCCTGATGCGTTTTGTCGGCTATACCGGGGACACCATACCGCGGAGAACTCTTAGAGTTAAAACGTGTTGCCATATTTCATTCCTCATCATAAAAAGAGTTACCAGCCCCCGTAGAGTCGCCACGGGGAGATATTTCTTTCGGTCCTGTGATTGGAGGATCAAGCACACCTTGACGTACTAGATCTCTAACGTCAGCAGTTGGACCGTCAGCATTGTCAGTAAATCCGCGTTGCTGCACGAAAGTTGTTTGAGCTGCATCCGGATCCGCGTAGACGATGTCCGTTGGGCCTTTAAGGATCGTCTTGAACTGGCTTTCACGAATTCTGGTTCCCACGAGGGCAACTCCGTCTATGTTTTCAGGTTGACCGTAGATGTTTCGCATGTACTTGTACTCAGTTATTTCATAAAACACGTCGCTGAAAGAGTAATAGTCTCCTATTGCAGGAGATATACCTTTTTCCACCATGTCTCTATGTTGAATGAAGACCTCTGATTTGAAGTTGGCGTCTATACCAAACTTATCTATCTTCGTGTCTATTTGGAATTGGCTGCTGACGATCGCGTCTATTATCAACGGATTATCGAATATCTTTTGAATGGCTTCTGCATAGACTGAGTGGGTTTTCGTCTTCGTCTCGGAGATAGGATAATAATAGATTTTTTGACCTATGACATCCTTTATTACTTCTTTTGTAATATCCGATATAAAGTTTATTTCTCTTTGAGTAATAAAGAGGCGAGCCATAGGTCATCCTTTCACCCTATGCTGATGGCTTTTCCAAGTGGCATGGGTATATAACGTAGTTGCTTATTGAGATTTTCTGCAGTGAGTGCATCAGCTTCCATCAATTTCTGATATGTCAAATTAGCCAAAAACTCTTTCATCTGAGTCGTTAGCTTGTCCTTATCTTCACGAGCCTGTGAGATAAGAGCATCACCATTGAGCTGTAGGTCTGCGTTGGGGATGGGGACAGTTTGAAACTTGGAACGAATCAATCCTAAAAGTTCTTTACTCAATGCAAGAGTCATCTGTCGGACCCACTGTCTTCCAGGTTGATTTATTGATCTAAAAGGAATGTTACCCAATGGTACGTTGCTGGGTCCAGATACTCCATATATCGAATCATCTTGATATGATGGTGACAATGGGTTCTGGGGTTTCATAAGCTTCATATACAGACGCCCTGTTTGCAGGTCCGTCGTCGGGATAGGAAAAATTCTCAATTTCCTACCTAAAATTTCGTAGCTATAGTTGGATCTTCTCACCTTAAAGGCTGTTTCTAACATGCCTCTTCGTAACACGTCTTCAAACACTGGTAGTACGTAGAACACTGTTGAGTTTACGTAAGATTCATAGTTAAAATTGGTTGCTAGGAAGTTTGTAATGTTTGATGCGTTTAATAGGAATTGCTGAGCAGCCAATGGTTCAAAATGGAATACCTCTACAACCTTTAGCTTTCCCTTAGATCCTGAAGGCATGCTATCATAAACGCCTATTCCAGTTTCGTTGTCCTTTACATCAGAATATATGTCGTAGTCTTGGCGACCGCCGACCAGATCTATATAACCTAATGTCGCATCGTAAGAACCACCGACAAAAGCATTAGATGCATATGGTTCCGCTAGCCTAAGTAAGTGATCCAACGTCATCTTGGAGTATCTGTTAGTGATATCGGCAGAACCCGTGGGAAGCCCCAATAAGTTGGTCAACTCAGAAGTAATTTTTGTTTCATGTATCAAACGGCTATACTCGCAACACGCCTCTTCAAAGCACGCCCATATCTCTTTTTTCGTTAATTCGACAGAAAGAACATCATCTCCCAATTTTCGCTTAACGAAAAGGACCATAGCATCGGCTTCAGATTGAAAATTTGTATCTGAATCGAAAAAACCAAAAGGCGTTGGGTTGATAGTCTCAGAAAACGTAGCCATAATACTACGTATCAGCGACGGCGGCTAATTTATGAAGAATCTATCAAGAATGATCCAAAATTCGATTAAGCCGAAGGATCATACGCATAAGTCGCGGTGACTTCATCTCCTGTGTGAGGAGCGAAATTCAAAGTGACTGTGCTGCCTGATATGCTGTAATCTTTATTACTTCCGCTGTTTTTATGCTGTAACACGCCGTTGACGAATAGAAGCAATTCTGTCTCAGCTATCGGTTCATATTGAAGCGTAAAAACCGTATTAGAATTGTTCGTCGCACCTGAAAGCGTTTCGTTCCATATCATGGTGACTGTTGTTAGAGACGCTAGATTGCTGATCGTCTGTAAAAGCTGTTGCGTCTCAGAAAGAGTAGCAACATACTGAGGACTGGGACGAGGTCTGTAGTAAGAGTAAGCTTTTCTAGTCCGTGAGGCGTCTCTAAATGCCATATGGTGTTGATTAAATAATCACTCGATTATTTTGTAAGCCTCAAAATGCATCCCATCAGGTCTTGATTTAAACCAACCGCCCCAGTAAAATCCATTTTGATAAGCGATCTCGACTAGATCTCTAACTGATCCTTTTTCGTCTCGAAGCGTGGGGCGAATTCCCAACCCATTCCACTGGTGATTTATATCGAAAGCAGTTCCCCACGCATGATTTGACAAAGAAGTCCTTGACCCTCTCACGAACCGTGGAACCCATGATCCACCCCAGGACAGGATTTTTTCTGTTAAATTAGCTGATTGCCAATCATCAAACAATTTCAAGAATTGTTTTGACACCTTTCTATGAACATGGGAAGTACCATCTTGTAAAGAGCCAGGTACACCAACCAGTTGAGGTACTTGCACGACGGTTATGTTCTCTTTCACCCAATTGTCTGTAATCTTTATTGCCTCTGGATTTGTCTGCGTTGGGGAAGAGATAAAGGAAAATTTCCCGAACAATCGTGTCCTCTCAAGAGGTGTTAACGGATTATTTGCAGGTCGAGGAGGCCAATTCGGGCTAAATTCTCCAGACGAACTATCTTTTACCGCATCAAATCCATCTAACAAGGCCGCAGATATGGTTTTAGGACCCACGATACCATCGGAGTCGAGATCCTTAGAAGACTGAAATGCTCTCGTTGCCTCGAACGTGACTAAGTCATAATTTCCATTAACGATCACGCTAGAGTCGTTAAATAGACCTCTAAGAAAAATTTGCCAACGACGGACATCGGCACCTTTCATTCCTGGATATAAGGTTTTCATAGTTCACATTGAGGATAACAAAGCTTGAACAGCTGTCTTCACTCTCTCTCTTAGTTCATCAGGAAGAGCTGACAATAAAATGTAATGTTCGGCTCGCATAGCATTCTCTACCGGGCCACCCATAATTTCTGCTGAACTTCTTTGCACTCCTACATTGAGAACAAGCGGTGGGGCTCCAATACGAGAGCTGATCATAGGTTGATATAAGTCTACCTTTTGCATGCTATTTTTTTATTATCCTTTTAGAATATTAGACTTGTTGCTTAACGCTTCATTTTTTAGAATGAAAGAATTTTTCATTTCATTCAATTGCTCTTGAAGAGCAGACGCATCATGGCCTTTTTGAATGGTTTCTTGAATTTGAAGCTCTAGCTGCTTTATCTTCATTAATAATACGTCTGTTGTCGCTGGCATATTGCTATATGATATTTCTGTTTTTTGTTAAAGTAAACAGGTCGTATCTCATGTAGGTTCAAGAACCAACACCACCATTATGTTCGACGGAGTCGTGCCCGTGCCTGATGCTGGTACGGACGCTACAGCTATTTTATCACCTAAGGATATCGCGATAGAGTCCGTGACATTTGCGTCTGTGCCGCCCGTGGTCGTCGACGCTCCCATACCTGATGCAGATCCATTTACGTAAAGTTTATAATCAATGGATCGAGTTCCAGTTCCTGCCAGCTGAGCGAGGTACATTTTGGTTATGTTACCTCTTATCGGCATTGGAATTTCAATGATGGTAGATGATGCTGCAGCGGTGGCGCTTCCTGGATATAAATATCTTGTTACATCGACGCTTATGCTTGTGGCGCCGAAGTAAAATAAGAAGCTTCCACCGGCTGTTCCCGTTGGACCTGTAGCGCCTGTGGTACCTGTGGCTCCTGCTTCTCCACGATCGCCTGTAGCTCCCGTTGCACCGGTGGCTCCGTTGTCACCCCTATCACCTTGCGGACCAGTTGACCCAGCAGGACCTGTTGGGCCTTGAGGACCAGTAGAACCAACAGTTCCCATCGGCCCAGTAGGACCTGTAGATCCAGCAGGACCTGTTGGCCCAGTTGGTCCGGCTGGTCCTGTTTCCCCTTGCGGTCCAGTAGGGCCAAGAACTGGTCTTCCAACAGGAAATCCAGAGTTATAAATGTTGTTGGTTATTCCAATTCTTCTAAATTTGACGGGCATAAAATTTGTCTATGTTCACGATTATAACAACTTTACAGTGCGATGATTGAATCTATCACCTTGTTGATCAATGGATTTCCGCTAGGGTTAGCTGAGTCTGGGTCTGTCGTGATCCAAAATTCGTATGTTAACCCCCCGACGTAATATCCTCTCATTCGATATCTGATTACAGGAGCTCCTCCTGTCGTGGTGATTATTTGGTACTTGAATACCTCAGGAATCGTGTTCTCGTATTCTGTCGCAGTCTTAAGCGTACCAGAATCTTGAAAAATTTCTGGAATTAGATCCGTAAATTCAGCGTCGGAAGAATGTTGACCGCTGGATTGAAACACTTCCGGAAAGACCTGACTCTGTGCTTCAGGCGGAAAGAAATCTGCAAAGTCGTTTCCTGACATGGTTCAACCTATGCTGAAGTTTCTGCCAGTCCTGTTCGGAGCGGACGACTGCGGTGGGTCTCCGTCCCACGGGACGAGGACCTTTGCGTCACCCAAGATCGGCCTTCCGAACGCTGCCGAAGACGACAACGTAGAGACTGTGAGGCTGTTCATCCCTATTCCTAGGTTGAGGTGCTTCAACACACCGAGTATCCCCCTCTCTGCTCCTTCGTTCACCATGGCCCACACGGGGAATTTCTCGAACGAACCGCTGTTGATGAAATTGTTGTATCCATTCGTCTGATCATGAGCTAAAAACCCCCAGCTTAACTTTAATGCTCCCTTGGACAAATCTGGGTGTGCAATAGCTCCTTGTGGTGTGTTGCTAACGAGAGAAAAGCTTCCAATTGTACTGCCATACCCATTAATCCAAGGAACAACGTTATCATCTCCTGTGTTCCACATGACATAAGGACTTTCAGGATTAGATCCAGATCTTGGAATGTAAGGGCCAAAGTGCATCACTCTAGAATAACCATCAGAAGCGTCATCAACAAGAATCGTGACGCTATCCTCAGATAAAATGAAATGACTCTTGCTTTGATCCATGCTACTTCCTGCAATTCCAGAGAGAGAAGACCTTGAACTAGACAGTTCTC